ATGTCCGCCATGCGACGGTCGTAACGACCTTGTGCACCACCGGCAGAGAACTTTTTCATTTTACGTGCCATGACTATACCTTTCTCATTTCATCAACTTTGGCTTCAAGNCGTTCNAAGGCCCGGTCAAACCGGTCCCCTAACCTATCGACCAAAGTGTTCATCTCAGCGCGAGTGACATGGTCGCGTGCCACTTCTTCGCGTGTTTTGTTAAGCAGGATGCCAATGCGGTCCAACTCGTCGATCTTCCCTTTAAGGAAGAAACCCATAACCGCCACCACGACACTTAGTACGATGTTCCAAAGCATCATCTCCATGTTAGCATTTCCAAGCCCGGAGTGACTTGTTGATGCGGCTATTAGGGTCATTCGCAGTCTTCTTGCTTGTAAGCTTCTTCTTCATCCCAGACATCCGAGCGCAGAATGATTTCTTACGCGGACCGCCTTCGGGCTGTGGAGCCTTCAACCCGGGCTTACCCGGGTTGGCTTTGTTGTAAGACGCACGACCTTTGGCGTTCAGCCCGCCAGACTTCGCTTTGCCTTCTTTGCGTTGCCATGCGGGTGTCTTAGCCATTAGACCATCTTCCCTTTCGTCTTGCCCTTAGTAGCGCAGCCATCAGCACGCTTGGAGGCAGTTGAGCCGCCCTTAGCAAACTTCTTAATGACTGGCTTAAGTGGCTTCGTGTCTATTAACCTTGGTGGTACGTGACTTGGGCGTGTTGGTAGTGGCATGGGCTTTGGCTTTGGCTTTGGCTTGTCGATAGCGCCGCCAGCAGCGTTATTGTAGTGGTCGTAATTAGCGCCACTAGCCTTACCCTTGGCACGACGTTTAAGCTCTTCCAACTCACGCTTCAAACGCTGGGAGTCACTCTCACCGGGACGCGGCTCAAAGCCACGGCGATATCCCGCCTGTGGAGGTACGGGTGCTTTGTAAGTATGTTTTGGTTTATCTGACATTACACAAACCTTCCCTTGGTTTTGCCCTTAGTAGCGCAGCCATCAGCACGACGCGAAGCGGAACCGCCCTTGGCCATCTTCTTGACCTTGCCGCCTTTTTTCATGGCAGNCATATCGCGCTGAGAGATACGGCCCATCATGGCGTCAACATCTCCAGCCATAATAGGNGCAGCCCTATTTGCGGGGACTTGCTCAGCTGTCATGATATCTTCCATCATCGGGCGACCGGNTTGCGTTGNCTTCTTCTTTTTAGCAGCCAACATACCCATAATGCCCAAACCGCCGTTACGGGCNATTTTATTAACCGCACCCTTATTGGTCGCCGCGAGTCCGGCGAGGCCAAACATACCACTTTTCCCAAGTTTCTTCATGGTATCCATTATGCTGCTTCCTTCTGTGTGGGGACGATCATCGGGTAAAGGATGTCATCACCGTAGTTACCGACATATTCCTGTACGCCCATGTGGCCCAGTGTGATTGTGGGGTCTACCCACACTTCAAAGCCCAGTTCCCGCGCACGGTCGCAGAAGAGGAAGTCCTCTCCGATATAACCTTCGTCGGTGACGAGGAAGTCAAACATGGCGTTTAGCATGCGGTCGGACCGCGTGTCGTAGTAGCTCCACTCTGGGTGGGCTTCTGACATTTGCTCAAACACTTCGCGGCGTACCAGCATGAATGCTGTAGCTACACGCTTCGCACGAACCAGACCCATCTGGTTCATGGTGAGTTGGTTGTTCTCGTCGTGGTCGAGAGTAGCAATGTAAGTTTTGGTTTCGCTGCGCGTACGGGGCACGGCAGCTACAATACCCTTCTTGGGGTCGGTGCCCCACGCCATAAGGCGGAACACATCTTGTGGCTCGAAGTTAATATCCGAGTCGATGAACATTAGGTAGTCGCACTTTGACTCAAGCAGGTCTTGCGCCAACAGGTTGCGTGCACGAGAAACAACCGAACACCCGCATATGCTGCCGATGTGAAGTTCAATTCCGTGTGCCGCAGCCTGCTGAGCAAAACGAGCAAGAGAAACAGCTAGCTTCAAGGACACCTTGAAGTCGTATGCTGGAAGAGCGATGAAGACGCTCTTACCAGCTAAGTCGTAGCTTTGTTCCTGTTGCATATATCACCCGTAGAAAATGGTAATGGAGGCAGTGTTGGTCACTGTACCATACAAACCGTTCTCTGCAAGTATGCCTTGGTCAGGGATTAGGACATACACCGCGTCTGCATTTGCAGCAGCAGGCGTGTTCAACGTCAGCAACGTGTTGCCACCCTGCCCGTCCGTTATAACCACCGAACCAGCGGTCGCACCATTGGTGTAATAGATACCCTTGATACGCGTACGGAACGCCATGTTAGCATCGGACTGAGTCTTGAACACACCGGTAGCTGTAAGTGGCTTGGTGGATTTGACGTCTGTTTGCATTGCCATCGGATTTCTCCTTCTTAGAGGTTACCGATTAAGCAGCGGTTGTGAGCGCAGTCCAAGTGGTCGAGCCGTTCGTATTGATGTACGCACGGTCACCAGTGCCTGAACCATCGCTGCGCAGGTAGAGCGAACCCTTAGCAGCCGCAATCGTCGGAGCGCCTGAACCCATGTATACGCCCATGCCAGCAGCGACGTTGGTACCGATAAAGGCAGCAGCGCCGCCAGCCGTGAGGCCCGAACCGCTAAGAGCAGTAATAGTGCTAGTTGCTGTGATTGCTGCACCGATGGTGCCGGTTACGGTTACAGCGCCGGTTGTGGCGTTGATTGAAATCGTTTGGAAGCCGTTCTCAGAACGAACTGGGCCGTTAAATGTAGTATTAGCCATGACTTATCTCCTGTGTAGTAGCACTCGTCCGTACCGTCTCTACTAAGTCCGCTGGGCCGGTCGGTACGAATAATATCCCTAGTGACGTATATATAACACAAACAAAAAAGAAGGGAAGAGATTTCTCTCCTCCCTTCCCCCCGTTCCCTTGAGCTATGCTCTCGGAAAACTATTAGGCAGCGCCTTCGGAACCGTACATACCCAGAGGGTCTGACCAGCCGAACGAATAACGCTCACGAGCCTTGTAACGTACGTTACCGGTGTCGAAGTCACCGTCCATGCCCGTCGCCATTGGCGTACGAACAAAGTGCTTCAGACCGTTTGGCACGTCGGTGGTCAAGAACCACGCGTCAGTGTCGGTCAAGAAGTGGTTTACGGCGTAACCTTCTGGGATAGAGCCGTTCGACTTCAGTGCGTTGATGTCGTTGTCTGCAGTCGAAACGCGAAGTTCGGTTTCGAGCAAGCGAGTTGCGACGAACATCAGGCTTGGCGGTACGACAAGCTTACGCGGTTTAGCCGCGATGAGCAGGCCACGTTCATCCGTCCACGCTGCAATCTGAATTACAGCCGCTTCAAGCGACGTTTCGTTCAAGTCAGCAGGAGTGCTTGGGATGTTCGAGTTCGTGCCACCAGAAACCAATGGGTGCGAAGCCGAGAACAATGGTTGACCGTCGCCGCCAGTGTAGTCGGTGTCGAAGCCGTTGTTCAAGACTGCAGCAGCCTTAGTTTGCTTGGTGTAGGCCATGGCGCGAGCCAATGCCTTCGTGTAACGCGACGACAGCGAGTCGTACAAGTTATCTTCAATCGCTTCTTCCGTGAGCGAGAACCCGAGGGCAATCGTTTCGTGGTTGTAGCGAGCAGTGAAGACTTCCTGTGCGTTGTCGTACGCGATAGCCGAACCTTCGTTCTTGACTGGAGCAGCCGAGAAACCGGAAAGCTTTGTTTCTTCTTCGAACGAACGCTCGGAAGTTTCCGTTTCGTAGATTTCTTTGTGCTCTTCGCCGTAACGTGCGTACTCGAGGCCGAACAAAGCGTTCAGTCCGGGCAACAGTTCTTTAAGAAGTTGTGCGCGTGAAATTGCCATTGTTCAGTCTCCTTATGCCAGACCGGTTGGGTTGAGGTAGCTGTGGGTGCCTTGGTTCCACTTGACGATAACTTCGGTGTAAGAACCGGGGTTACCTGCCAAAGCAGTCTCAGGAACAACGTCCACAACGCGGATTGGCCACGTCGAAGTAGTACCTTCGGTCGAGTCTACACCGACCTTAGAGTTACCGTTCGAAGTTGAACCAACGTTGTTTGCGCCGTTTGCCAGCTTGAGGTTCGAACCAACAGCAGCCTGTGTTACATAGCTGACGGTGTTCGAGTTGGTACCAGCGCATACAGCGACCTTAAACAGCGCATCAGGGTCTTCCTGAATGTATGCTGTGATGTCACTGATGTTTGTGGTGCCGGGGTAGTACTGACGGAATGTCAGGCCAAAGGTTGGGTCCGTATAGGTGCAACCGAGGAAAACACCAACAGGGGTGGCCGAGTCCGTACCAGTGTCCTTGCCAACAGTACCGCCTGCGAGCAACTTAACGACGTCACCATAGAAGATGGCAGTCGAAGAGTTGGTTGCGATTGGGAGTTGACGAGTAGCACCAGCAAAAACCTGTCCGCCAATCAGATTGATTGGGATTAGCCCGTAAGGGCTGGTAACAGAAGGGTATGCCATATTATAGCTCCTTTAGCTATTTGCCTTTGCCAAATGACGTCGTAGACCGTTTTTCCCTAAAGAGTGGCATACGAGCGTCGTTTTCACGCATGAAGTTATTGTCCACGGAGTCCATCTGAGACTGGTTTTTGTTAGCGAAGTATTCCTTACGCTGACGCATCAGTTCTTCCGGTGCCTTGCACAACAACAGTCCTGCGACTTCGATGTTGTTTTTGAAACGGCTGTCTGGGTCCACCAACATTTGGAACTTGGGTTGTTCCTCAATGGCCACTGGCTCCCAGCCTTCCCGTAGTTTGGACGAGATATTGCGGGGGTCCTTTTCACCATTCGTGGCTACACGCACCCAACGGTACGCATAACCCGGCTGTTTGTCCGGTTCTGGCAAGGTCGATGCCGGTTGCCATACTTTAGGACGCTCAGCTTCTGCACGGGTTTCACGGGGAGCGCGATCTGCGCCTACCTTGTTATCAGCTACATTAGTCATTTTATCTCTCCATCTTCATAAGTTCACGGGCATATTGTTCAGGCGTTAAGCCTAGACGCTTTGCGATTGCCAGTTGGGACTGTTTTAACACAATCTTTTTGGGGGACCGTGTACGTGAAGCTGGAGCGACGACTGATGACGCTTTCTGTTCGCGTGCATTAGGTCTGGTGTCGCCATTATCCATTTCATCTCCGAAGTAATCGGAGAAGCGACGGCGCATAGTTTTGTCTACAACGCCCCAATATTCGTCGGTGCCTGCAAACTGCGGGCCACGTTCATTTATGAGCCTCTGATGAAGCCCAAGAGCAGCTGCGGTCATTTCCGGGTCTGTACCATACCACGTATTGCGCTCTTGCCACGCCATAGTTTTCTGGTCAGGTTGCGGAACTTGCACCTGCTGTTGCGGTACTTCTACCTCGTTATATTCCTCTTGTAAAGTAGGACGATAACTATTTATTTGCTGCATGCGGTAGTTAACCTCTGCAAGCTTTTCTTGAGCGTCTGCTAGACGGTCTGCATCGCCTGACTCGTAAGCTTCTTTAAACTCACGTTTAGCTACTGCAGCTTCCATCTCCGTAGCCTGCTTATAGCTACCCATAAGGGACTGTTCGCCCTGCGCTATTGTGTTTTTTAACCTACGGTTTTCTTCGAGGATGCGTTGGGCAACGGAAAGAGCTTCCGTCTTCTCGCGCATCTCGCGTTCTTTTTCACGACGCTCGTCGTGCCAGACCTTCTTCATCTGCTTCAGACGGGTCTTTACCTTGTCGGAATAGTCTTCAAGCTCATCAGCTTCCAACTCTTCGACAAGCTCCTTGGGCATAGGCTCACGCCCACGGTCTGCCTCGGGAGTATCATCTTCGATTTCAATTTCGGGCTTATCAGCCTCAGAAACGGGGGTTTCGTCTTCGACTTCGTAGGAAAAATCCTCGAAGTCATCATTCTGCATACTCATTTTACTTCTCCTTTGTACGGGTTACGTCCGTTAAGCGCGGGAAATGCCCCGGGGGTCTTCAACGATGCCTTCTACGCTGTCGTCGTTGATGATGCGGAACTCACGGCCATGAATTTTCACACGGCTACCTGCATGCGGGCGAGTAAGGATGAAGTCACCTTCCTTGCACCATGGGCCAGACGGGAAGCGGTTCTCGTCCTTGTAGCAATCTGGACCCATCTTCAGCACCATAAGCACTGGGGTAGTGAGTTCTTCGAACTGCTTGGTCGAGTCGGCCTTGAAGAGACCGCCAGCGGTCTTCTCTTCGGCTTCTGGGATAGCGCACAGGATGCGATAGCCAGATGGGTCTGGAAGCTGCTTTGCACGGTCTTCTACCGGGACTTCCGGTTCTTTGTCCTTTGCCACAATGGGTTTGCCATTTAGGCCCACTAACGAGGGGGTGGTGACCCCAACAATATCAGTCATCGTCTTGTTCCATTCTTTGTGCGGCTTCGGCAATGAAACCGTTTGTAACCATAAGCCCACGGATAATTCCGCAGTAATATTTATATTCCCCATGGTCCTTTGCGGTACCACGGGCGAGGTCGCCGCTCAGCACGTCAATCTCATCTTGTACCTTTTTTGACAGGTACATCAGTAACTCATGTGTCATTCATTCTCCTTAGGCATTGCTTGGTTGGGAACGGGTTGTTCACGTTGGAAGGCTTCGCGGGCAATTTCGATGCCCATACGTAGCCCTGCTTCTTCCTGCTTAGCCTCCAAGTCGCTCTTGGAAGCGGCAAGTTTTGCGCCGACCTGTAGGCCAGCTATCTCTTCCTGAGACTCGATGCGCATCTGCTCGAGTTCAAGGCGGTCGTTCTTATCAGCGGCGTCAATCGCCATCTTTTGCGCCTTGAGCTGAAGCTCCTGCTGCTTAATCTGAAGCTCTTGCTGCTGCATCTGGACGATGGGGTCTTGTGCCATCTGTTGGTTCTGCTGCTGTTGAGCTTCGGCTTGGTTCTTCTGAAGTAGTTGTTGTGCTGCCGCAGCCGCCAAGCGGGAGATTGCCACCTCGGTGCCTTCGTCCATCTCAGCATTTGGCGGAGGCAGCGGTACGCCAGCCTGCATCTCGACTTGCTTGCGATACTCGAACGCAAGGTGTTCCGCGATGTGTGCCTGCATAGCAGCTTGCATCGACTGCGCGTTAGGGTTCTGGCCCATAAGCTGCATAATCTTGGGGTCTTGCAGAGCGCTTGTGTGCACTGCAATATGTGCTTCATGGTCTTGGTAAATGAACGCTTTGACCGGCTTGCCGTTGATGACGTCCATATTCTCAGACACAGGGTCACGCGGCTTCATGTCGTCACCATCCTTGAGTGGTACGAGCTTCTCGGCGTTCTTGATACCCAACACCTCAAGCATCTGGCGGTGTAGGTACGGCAGGTCATAAATCTGCGGCGCACCTTGAGCCAACTGGATGACAGCCTGATACTGCACAATCTTCTGCGCCATTGTCGCAGCGTTGGGGTCAGATACAGGGATGACATCGACGTTGTCGTAGTCAGACTTCTTAGCCCGACGACCGCCTTCTTCTGGCTCAAAGCTGTATGTATCCGGCGTGTAGTCGCGGATGATGCCCTTAAGAAGCTGGAACTCCCGCTTCATCGCATAGTGGACGCGTGCCTGCACGGCACTCATCATCTTCAACGTACGCTCGAGAATAGCCAGCGTGGTGCCCACAGGAGCCTGTGCAGACATGTCAGACACCTTCATGTCCGCCATACCCGCGAAGCGACGACCTTCGTCTACGATGGTCCCCAGCAACTGATACAAGACGCCAGACGGCTCCTTGTAGGGCAGCGGCATGATGTTATCGCGCATCGTACCCGACGCTACGTCCACATCGCGCCATTCCGCAGGGCTTATCGGGGTGTCGTCACCCTTGACGCGCAAGCCCTTAGTTTTAAATCCACCCGGTAGATTAGATAAAGTACCAGCATCAACAAGCTGACGAATAAGGCTGGTACCAGACTTAGCAAAAGCACCAATAAGGTGAATAAGGCCAAAAGCGTAGAAGCCAAAGCCCGGAACGTACGAATAATGTACGAAGTGGTTGCGCTTAAGCTTTTTCTTGTCATCTGGGTTCCAGTTACGGCGAATGGATAGGACCGTCTCGGTCTCTTTATCTACGGTAACGACGTATGGAAGGGCGATGCCAAGCTCGTTCTCCTCGTCGTCGCGGTATTTATCGTCCTCAATGACGATATCGACGTGCATTTCCAGCAGCTTGTACCGGTCATCGGTCTCGGCACGGAAGCCGAGTTGTTCTGAAATCTTCTGCTCTACCTCATCCATCGAGTTGACGGGGTCTGGTAGGTCTACATCACGGTAGAAACCCGACGCTTGGAGCTTCTTAAGCTCGTTCGGGGTCTTCCGCATCACGTGGGTGACGCGTTCAGCGACTTCCAAGCTGGACGCGCCATAAGGCACAACTACGTCTTCCGCAGCCACATACATAGATACCTGACGACCGAGTGACGGGTCGAAATACACCTTTTTGAACGCGTTACCTGCGAGGCCCAACCCCCACAGCATGCGCTCATGTTCTGGGCGATACTCGACCATCACGTCGGTCAACTGGTAATTCATGTCTTCTTGGACGCGCTGTGCGGCGTCCTTCTTCTCGTTGGTCTCTTTACCGATAATCTGCGTACGCACCGGCCCTTGGGCTGGGAATGTCTCGCTCATAGTCTCGGCTTGGAACTTTACGACAGCCTCAGACAGCAGTGGGTGGTGTACACCACAGGCTCCGGGCCAAGGTTCTGTGCGGTCTTCGACCTTCATACCCAGCAACTCAAGCCCATCGACGTAGGTCTGTATCCAGTCCTTACGGCTGCTGATATCTTCTTCAAACTCACCGATTAGGTCGCCAGCAAGCTCTGTTAGCACGCTTTCGTCCAAGTCTTCGGCTAGGTTGTCGTTAAAGTCGCCCTCGTCCTCACTAGGGTCAATCTCAATCTCCATCCCGTCGATGCCAATATTGACACTCTCAGGGTCTTCAATCTCAATCTCAATGTCAGGACCCTCGTCCATCTCCGTCATCATCGGAGACATACCTAGCGGGGCTTGGTTGAGCGACTTGTCGATGTCCATTTACTTGGCTTTCTTTGTAGCGGCTTTAACCACTGTCTTGGCGACTGATACCGCCGGTGATACCACTGCGGCCACTTCGGCTACGCGAACTGCGGTTTCCGCTACGTCCTCAATGATGTCGAGTACGTTCTTTTTCTTTTTAGCCTGCGTCTGGTTTGCACCTAGGATAGCGTCATTATAGGGTACGCCTGCTGCACGCGCTTCGTTGAACGCTGTGCGCTGGTCGTCAGACCATTTTAACCACTGAGTTTTGCCGATAGGAAAAAGTGCCTTGACCATTAGTAATATCCCTGATTGCGATTTGATTTAAAATACTGGATTTCGTCCGGTTCGTCTAGCGTAGTAGTGATATAACCTCCACGTCGGAACCGGTGCATTGCCATTGACACAGTATCCACAAAGTCGTCATGGGTACCTGCGGGAAATTCTGCAACTTCATCAATGACTTCCTCGGCCCAGCGGGTCGCTGGTGCCCACACCCGACCAGACGCAAATATATCTGCGATACCGTTCAGACGGGAAATCTTGTCGTTACCACGCGTCGGAGTGAACTCCTGCACCGGTATGCCCATGGCCCGCATCTCGTAGATGAGCGGCGCACCCGATGCCTTTTTCTCGATGATGACCCCGTCTGGTTGCCACTCCTTATACTCCTCGATGGCCACCTTCTTCAGTTCGGGGAACTCCATGCGGTCACGGAAGGCATTTAACAGGATAATATTAGCCTGCGTCTCACCGTTGTCATCCGGGTGGTAGAACACACCCCACGTCGTACATGCCGAATAGTCGGCACGCTGTGTTTTCTCGAAGGCCGTATCCCATGCTTGTAGGATAAAGTCGCACTGGGGCGGGTCGTCGCTCTCCCACTCCATCCACCACTCGCGTTTGACGATAGCAGCCGATTCCGAGATGGGGTTCTGCTGGTACTGCGCCATCCACTTACTGTTAGGGACGTCGCGCTTAACTTTCTCAAGCTCGCTTAGCTCCCAGAACTCAGGCCATAGTGGCTTGTCGCTGGGTAAAATTGCTGGAAATTCAATGACTTCCCACTCGTCGAGGCTGTCGTTGGCCAGCGCATCCTTAAGTATCTGCCCAGTCAGGTCACGCTTCGACCACCGCGTCATAACGATGACGATAGCCCCACCGGGCTGTAGACGCTGACGAGGGCCGGATGTGTACCACTCGTACGTCTTATCATAGATATCTGGGTTAACTTCGGCGATAGCCGCTTCCTGCTCCGAGTGCGGGTCGTCGATGATGAGCACGTCAGCACCCTTACCGGTCACAGCACCGCCAATACCGATAGCAAAGTAATCCCCGCCTTTGCTTGTGTTCCATCGGCCAGCTGCCTTAGAGTCCGAGGCCAGCGAAAGGTCGGGGAAAATGTTATGGTAGACTTCCGTGTCCACCAAGTTTCGCACTTTACGACCGAAGCCTACAGCTAGTTCTGCCGTGTGCGAGCATTGGATAATCTTTTTATGGGGATACTTCCCGAGGAACCACGCAGGGAGCAGGTAGGAGGCAAACTCACTTTTAGTGTGACGCGGGGGCATGTTAATGATGAGGCGTTTGCACTCACCCCTTGCAACGCGCTCGAACGCATCAGCCATTTTCGCATGGTGTCTCCCCGCTATGAATGACGGCCACACGGCCTCTACGAACTTAATAAACCTATCCTGCGCCAGCTTGCGGCTCTTAAGTTCCGACAACTTCTCAAGCTCGGCAAGCAGTATCTCCTGCTCGTGTATCGGCAGCTTATGCAGTATCTTAGGGATGTCGGCGAGCGATATCGTCATTCCGATACCGTCTTCCGCAGTTCGTCACGGATGCGGTTACGTTCAACCTGCTCTTTCTCCCGTTGTTTCTCTAACTCGGGGTCGTGACACCACTCACCGTACGGCTTCTGCTTCCAGTGCTCGTACAGCTTCTTAAGCTCATCGGTATATCCGGGGATATAGACAACTGCTTCTTTGGGCGGCTTGGCGTAAGTACGCAGCCACCACCCGATGCGCAGCTTCTTAGTGCGCCTACTCCAGCGAGCCTCAATGCGCAGACGACCAAACATCATCTGNCAACCGACCGAACCTCCGTCATTGCGGGGGTAGAAGTTAAACCCTTGGCGGATTTCCTCCGTCTCGTAGCGCCAGTAAATCACTCGTCGNCCTCTTCCGTCAGTTCTTCGAACTGCGCGTCTTCCATCTCNTCAAGCTCGCCATACTCCAACTGGGCGATGCCAAGCTCTTCGTCGAGGTCCATGCCCAACGGGGTGACGTCAATAATGTCAGCATTAAGCAGGCGCTTGACGCGCTCTTTAATCTGCTTCTCGAGTGCGTCGGGGCTGTTATAGTTGATGTTAATCTCGCTACGCTCGGTGAACAACCCGATATCCGAGTGCTTTCCTAGTAGCTCAATAGCCTTAAGCTCGTACTTAATATCGCCACAATCCGCTATCTCTAACAGCTTATTGGTAAGGGCGGTNCGCACTAAGTTAGCATCGACGGCCAAACTTTTGCCATATTCCTGCAAAAACCCACGAGCAGCCGTTGCCGCCATGGGTGTACGCAATGCTGATGCTTTCTTGTCCTTGATAGCGCCTTTAATGAGCTTCTTCTCGCGCTCNAAGTCCGCCTCGTCTACCTCTAGGGGTGCACCTAACTGCTCAAGCAGNTCTGCCGTCATCGACGTAATAGCGACCTCGTCCATNAAGGTGGCGGGTTTATCCTCATCCGTAGAGTACGGGATGGGGTGGTCGGTACTAGGTTCGAGTTTTACAACTGGCATGTGTGCAGCGTCCGGTTTGAGGGAGCAGGCGCGTATATAAGCGCATAACACACTAGGTGTAAAGATTTAATTATCTTTGTGCGTCCAGCCCCCACGCTCATAGGTCTTCTTCCGGTGGCAGTTGGCACAGCGTACCTCGCACTTGGCTATCTCGGTCGCTATCTTCTTTATGCTGTACCCGTGACGGGTTGCATCTGATATACTGAACTGCTTGTCGTCACCTATATGGTCAAACTCAAGCACGACGATGTCCGTTTCCCCGCAATCCACACAGGGGTTGGCCTTGAGGTGGTTGTTTATATACGCACGAATACGGCTTTTAGCTGCCTTACTGTTCACTTTTGCCTTGGCAATAACCTTCTCACGATGCTTCGCATAGTGTCTGCGGCTCGCTTCCCTACGCTTCTCTATGTCGTTGAAAGGCATGGGCGGTGCATATAGCACGGTAGTGGCAGATTTATGAAGGGAAAAGGGGTGGCGCAAACTGAGGAAAACACCACCCCTCCCATACCAGAAAGGAAATACGCTGACTAGGCGCGGAGGAATAATACCCCGGG